TCGACCGCGCTTTCCACCTGAATCTTTACATTTCAGAGATTGGGGATAACCGCGACCGTGTGACCGCTACAGAGATTACAGCTCGCCAACAAGAACAAGTCCGTATCATAGGACCACAAGCGTCCCGTGATGAGGCTGAGTTCCTCGGTCCCATGATCGAACGTGAGCTTGACATCCTTGATTCTTGGGGTTTGCTCCCAGATACGGGTGAAGTACTTGGCGCAGACATTGTTTATCGCGGGGCTTTGAGCCTTGCCCAGAAATCCGATCAGGTTGTTGGGGCGAATAGGTATGCGGAAGCGGTAATGAACGTTGCCCAAATCTATCCGCAAGCAGCACATATCCCTGATTGGTATAACTTGATCGCTGGTGTTCATGAGGGCAATGGCGTTCCAGCCAATATGATTAATAGTCGGGAGGAGTTCGAGGCTAAAATAACCGAGGAGCAACAGCAACAAGCAGATCAGTCTCTAATAGAAAATGCTAGTGGATTAGCGCAGGCTGGGAATACACTACTACAGGGAGGTGCTAATGCGATTAGTTGAGGAAGCTAAGCGTATGTACAGAGAGCGTTCGTTCTTTAACAGAACAGGCAGGGCGTTCAGGACAGTATTTAATCCTCAAGGTAATTTGATTGAGGAACAAAAGATAGTACTAAAAGCATTACACACATTCTGCCGTGTGGGGGTTACAGACCACGGGTCTAATGACACCCTGATAGCAAGAGCATGTGGACGTAGAGAAGTATGGAACTGGATTGTAGGTCACACAAACTATGAGCCATTTGAATTAGAAGCACTAATGAATCAAATAAGGGAGATCGAGAATGAGTGAGGAAGTAACAGGTAGCGAAGGAGTAAGTATTTTAGCTGGAGTTGAAGGTGGCGAATCTGTTAATGCAGATCCAAATCCATCGACCCCAACCGAAGGAACTTGGTTTGATGGTATGAGCCAAGAAGAGATCGGACATCTGCAAAACAAGGGATGGGACAAAGAAGATGGCGTTGCTAAGATGTACGAGTCTTATAAGAACCTTGAAGGTCTTAGGGGCGTACCAGATGATCGTATATTAAAGTTGCCTAAAGATGGTGAACCAATGGACGAGGTGTATAATTCACTTGGTCGCCCAGAGACACCAGAAGATTATGTGTACAACCCAGTTGAAGGTGAAGACCCTGCCAACAACCCTATTATCGGTGACGTTCGGCAAGCAGCGCACGAAGCTGGTCTTTCTGCTGAAGGGTTCACTAAGTTGACAGATGCTTACAATCAGGCTGTGGCGCGTGAACAGCAAGCAATGGCAGAAGAGGCACAGCAAGCCGAGGCTAACCAGATTAGCGAGTTAAAGCGCGAGTTTGGTGCAGACCTTGACAAGATGGTCGCCCAAGCAGATGCAACAGCTATTGCCCTTGGGTTTGACCAAGATACCGCGGATTCATTGCGAGGTTCTATGGGTCCACGTAAGATGCTAGACCTTATGAAGAAACTTGGTGACGCTGTGGGTGAAGATACAGTGAATACATCTGCAAACAAAGCCCCGTATGGTCAGACTAAAGAGCAATTATCAGCTCGAAAGGCTGAGATTATGTCAGACCTTAACGCCGACCCTACAAGACGGGACGCATATTTGAAGAACGCTGGTAACGACTATCGTGAGATTCAAGCAATTAACGAAACGTTACACGCATCATAAGGATTACAAATATCACGTAGCCTAGCTATGTGTCATTATATTGGACAAGGGTGAAATTTACCCCCCATGACATATCGGGAAAGACCGAAACACTGAGGCCCCATATTCATGGACAAGCTGATACTGACTTAAACTAATCAATATCGGAGCCAATATCATGGCAAATGATCGTTCAGAACTCTATACAGTTGAGTTCTCAGACAAGTTGCGTCTTTTAGCGCAACAATCACAAGCCCGACTGCGCCCACTCGTAATGACTGGAACGCACGAAGGTAAACAAGCAAGCCCCTGCGAATACACCGACTTAGGCGAACTAAAACAAAGCTCAGGTCGCGGAAACCCAATCACGTATGATGAGCCAAATCACATCAGACGTTGGGTCAATCCTGTATCATGGGAAACTCCTGCTGCAATTCTTGACAAGTTGGATGACATGCGTTCTAAGCTGTCGCCACAGAGCAATTATTCCCAGCAACAAGTCAATAAGTTCAATATCAAAATGGATGAGGTCATTATTGACTCCCTCTTTGGTACTGCTATCACTGGCGAAACCGCTACTGGTACAGAGGCTTTTGACTCCAATAACGTTGTAGCTGTAGGCACTACAGACATCACCCTTGCGAAACTTCTTGATGCTAAGCAAATCCTTATGCAGAACGAAGTGAACATGGATGATCCTGAAGAGCAAATTACTACTGTGTTCACACCACACCAGTATAACAGCTTCGTTCAAATCTCCCAAGTAAGCAATAGCGACTACGGCAATACTGTATTCGATAAAGCTGGCATGGTGACACGATGGAACGGTATTAATATCGTTGTATCTAATCGCTTGCTTGATACGAATGGTATCCGCGCTACAGTTAATCCTGGCGCATCTGCTGTTCGCGAAATCCCAATGTTCGCCAAATCTGGTGTACACTTGGGTATCTGGGAAGATATCTATGGTGAGGTTACTCAACAACCAAACCTTTCACGTAAACCTTGGGCAGTGATGAGCTACGGAACATTCGGGGCTACTCGCCTTGAAGAATCCAAAGTAGTTAAAATCATCTGCAAAGAAACCTAAGAAGGAGATTAAACAATGGCTAACACCAATTCACCTATTGTAGCGAATCGCGTAGCGTCTCCTCCTACAATTAGCAAGATGAAAGACTTCCGTTCGCAACCGCTTACGGATAAGGGAACTGTTGAATTTACACCAACTGCTGATGGGGACACTTTATTGTTGACCGCATTGCCAGTTAATGCAACTATCGACAGTATCCGAATTGCCTCAGATGACTTGGCTTCAACATCAGTAACGTTGAATCTAGGTTTCTATAAGACGGACGCAGATATCACCATCATTGATGAAGATATTATGGGTACTCTTATCGATCATGATGGGGTAACAGGGTTCACTGAAGTACGATATGAAGTACAAGGTATCGAAACTATCAGTCAACGCGTATGGGAACTTGCTGGACTTTCAGCAGAGCCTGACTATGGCGAAGTGTATCTTGCTTTGACTGTAGCGGCTGTGTCTGGACCAACAGCAGGGACCGTTTCCTTCTACTGTGATTACACAGTTTAGGATTAAATAGCCTCCCTCGTGGGGAGGGGTTGGAATTTACCTGTTTTCAGCCCCTCCCTTTTACTAAAAATATATTTGGAGAGTCATCATGGCGAGTTCTACCACCGAGTTAGACATAGTAAATAGGGCACTTGATAAGCTGGGGGAGAAGAATATCACCTCACTGACCCAAGATGTTAAGCAAGCGCGAGTCATGTCTACGTTAGTGGATACTGTTCGTGACCGATTTCTCCGCAAGAACCCGTGGAACTGCGCCATTGAACGTGTGCAACTTGCCTCGTCAGTGACCGCTCCTGCGTGGGGCTGGGCGACTGCCTATCCCTTACCAGCCGACTTCATCAAACTCTTGAATGTCGAGAGTTCTACAGATGCAACTATCGGCCTGGCTGGTAGCAAAAACGTACCCCAGAATGTAGAGTACAAGATTGAAGGGGGCGAGATTCTTTGCGACCAGACTGACGCATTGAATATTCGCTACGTAAAACGCCTCACAGACACCACACAGTACGATCCCTCTATGGTTGAGGCACTAGCTACCCTATATGCTTTTGAGGCTTGTCTGTCGCTTACAGGAGACACAGGGCTACGTTCAGAGTTAAAACAAGAGTACATGGCTATGCTCCAAGAAGCTAAGCAAGAAGATGGCTGGGAAGATGATATGCCCGACTTCCCTCTCGACTCATGGATTGCGGCGACTCTCTAATGGCTACCTCTTACCCCTCACAGACCTCGTTTAACGGCGGTGTACAATCTCCTCTCCTAAGAGGTATGGTTGATGCTCCCAAAGGCAACTCGTCTTTCCAAGCGTCTAACAATATGGTCCCCATGAAATACGGACCAATCCAAAGACGTGGCGGAACCAAGCTTGTAGCTGAAACCTATGGGATAAGTGGTGACGGGAAAAGGGTGCAATTAGTCCCATTTAACTATAATGACGAACAAGCATATGTGTTAGAGTTCTCTTCCTCATATACAT